AATAGACCCTTACGCATCTGGGTTTGCTGTCTCTCCTAACTTTTACTCTGAGACTATGATTTACTACGCAATCGCATAAGCTACGCAACGTCCTAACGGACTACAACATCAACAGCATCACGAAAGGATCACTCTGATGGCTGAATATCGACACACAGAAACAGGCGAAGTTAAGACCCAAGGTCAATGGCGTAGCCACTACAGCAACGTATCTTTGCCTCGGGCATGGAAGCAAGCAACACTGGATGGCCTAAACCTAGAGGCTGTCCTAGCTTCACCAGCGGCCACCACAGGCGCATACCAAACGTCTGTGCGTGATGGTGTAGTACAGGATGCTAACGGTAACTGGGTAGAGAACTATGTTGCCCGTGATATGTTTGCTGATACGACTGAGACAGATGACGATGACAACGTGGTGACTACTACAAAGGCACAGCATGAAGCTGCATATCAAGCTGGCCTTGACGCCAAGGTAGCTGAGAGCAACCGAACTAAGCGTGATGGATTACTGGCTGATACTGATTACTTTGCATTGACTGATGTGACAATGGACGCTGCTATGACAACGTATCGTCAGGCTTTGCGTGACATTACCACACATGCGGATTGGCCTAATTTGGCTGACTCCGACTGGCCGACTAAACCATAGGAATAAGACATGGACAAACGTACAGTAACATCCGCGCATGAGCGTATCGACGGGCTTGAGAAAGAGGTGATTGCAATGCAGACAGAAATGCGAATCCAATTCAAAGATCTGTTTGGTCGTGTTAAGCGCATGGAGGCAATCATGATTGGCACAACAGGCTTTATCATTGCACTCTTAGTAGCAGTGCTGACAAAGATGGGCTGACAAAATGATTGACCCTGTAACAGCGGTCGGTCTAGCCACCAGTGCGTTTAATATTCTCAAGCAGGGTATAAGTGCTGGCAAAGACATACAAGAAATGAGCGGAACCCTAGCTAAATGGGGCTCCGCTTTTTCTGACTTTCAGTACGCTGAAGACAAAACAAAGAACCCTCCATTCTATAAGATGATGTCTGACAATAGCGCCAATGCTATTGAAATCTTTGCTCATAAAAAAAAGATGGAGGCTATGCGTAAGGAGATTAAGGATCATATCTCCTGGACGTATGGCCCCTCTGCGTGGGAGGAGGTTCTCGCTATAGAGGGCGAGATGCGTAAGATACGCAGAGAAGAGGCTTACAAAAAGCAAGAGATGTTAGACAACGCTATCAACTATACCCTTGGCACTATCATATTTGTCATTGCGGGGGCGGGGATTGTAACAGGCTTTTATTATCTTGGGCGCTATCAGGGGAAATGGTAATGTGGGTGTTAATCTGGTTTCAGCTAATTAATAACAACATTGAGCATTATCAACTCAATCAGTTCACCACTGAGATGGCGTGTGCTGAAGCTCTTGAGGATGCAAAGGTTTTGATAACTACAAGCCAGACTACGGTGTATTGCTTTGAGGTTATACCAAAATAAAAGAGGTGATTATGTTGTGTATGACAAAGATGGAAAAGTTGTTATAATAACCCACCACAAGCATTATGCGATAGCGTATGCAAGGAGTGTAGAAGATGGCGGCAAAGAAGTTGGAAGATCAGTCGAAGTATGACGCCTATGATATGGACGGCGATGGCATTGTCTCTGACTCTGAAATGGCAAAGGCCAAAGAGATCAGGGAAACAGAGGATGCGCTGCGCAAACACTTGGCCCAGCTTCGCATGGCTCGGTGGACACTGATAGGCATGGCGGTGTTTACTGTTACAATGTTCTTTATACCTCTGGATCGCGTCACGGCACTTAGCGATATAAGCAATCTATTCTACATTTCTGGCGCCGGCATAGTCGGAGCTTTCATGGGCGCAACAGCATGGATGGGACGAAAGTAATGGGTATATTAAGCGCACTTATAGGGCCAGCAACAGAGCTTGCTGGCAAGTTTATCCAAGACAAAGATCAAGCCGCACAGTTGGCCCATGACCTAACGACGATGGCCGACAAACACGCGCAGGAAGCGATGCTTTCGCAGATAGAAGTCAATAAGGCGGAAGCGGCCAGCGGTTCTGTATTCAAGGGCGGATGGCGTCCGTTCATTGGATGGGTTTGCGGTGCTGCGTTTGCGTATCACTTTGTCTTGCAGCCGTTTATAGTTTTCGGTGTTGCGGTTGCTGGCGTAGCAATTCCCGAGCTACCATCATTTGACATGGGTAGCCTAATGACTGTTATGATGGGGATGCTTGGGCTTGGTGGTTTAAGAAGTTATGAAAAGAAACAAGGATTGACAAAATGAGGTTAATAAATGAAATCGTTGTGCATTGCACGGCAACAAACGCTAAGTGGTATGCAAGCAAGTCGGCTGAAGATGTTGTTGCCGAGATCCGCCGATGGCACACTGAGGAGCGCGGCTGGTCTGACATAGGATACCACGCCATTGTGCATCGTGATGGATCAGTTGCGCATGGCCGATCAGATGATCGCAAAGGCGCGCATGTTGCTGGCCGCAACTCCACAACCATAGGAATAAGTCTGGTCGGTGGTCGCGGCGGTGTAGCCAACGGCAAGTTTGAAGACAACTTTACCCCAGAGCAAGACGAAGCTTTGCGGAAGTTGATTGCACAATACAAAGAAAAGCACCCAAAGATTGAAACGGTCTCGGGTCACAACGATTATGCAAGCAAAGCCTGCCCAGGCTTTAACGTAGGAGAATGGTTAAATGGCTAAAGATGGTTTGTACTCAAATATTCACAAAAAGAAAAAGCGGATCGCCGCTGGATCTGGCGAGAAGATGCGCAAGCCTGGTTCACCAGGCGCACCAACCGCGCAGGCCTTCAAGGACAGCGAGAAGACCGCGAAGAAAAAAACCATAATGACCAGTAAGGCTTAACATGAGCAGGCCGCCAGAAAGAACCGGCAACAGTGGCCGGCGCGCAGCCTTCCTGCAACGCATGGGGAACATGCCTGGGCCGACAAAGAAGAAAGACGGCACGGACACGCCGCTCCTTAAATCTTTGAAAGCCTGGGGCGCGTCATCGAAGAGCGAAGCCGTTGCAAAAGGCAAGAGAATTTCCATGATGAATAAAAAGAAAAGCAGCGCATAAAAAGCTTGAACCAATTTTGTGCGCTGATATAAATCTCTAGTGGGTGGCCTCAATCGTAACCTTGTTTATTGGTTAACGCGAGACCGAATGCGCCAATCATTCATCTGCCACCCACACGATACCTAAAATATAATGGCAACCAAAGTCATAAGGCCTGCGCCAGATAAAAACCCCACAAGGGCGCCGATCAGGCCGGCAATGTGAACCTCATGTTCTGTGAATTTACTTTTCATTTGTCATCATCTCCCCTGCCAATGCAGCATAACCGCAAATATCTGTCCATGTATCATCTTTGCTTGGTGACGTTAATGTACGCTGCACCTTGCTCAGTATATACATGTTGGCAACATCCATAGGGCTGACAGCCACATCAAGATAAGATGTCCAAAGCCGAGCAATGCGCTTGAAAGATTCATCTGCCGGCCCGTAGTCTTCAGCTCGGTCAGTGCTGATTATGCGCGCGGCTTCTTTTAATATCTCATCTCTTTTCATTTTTAAACCTTCTTTCAATTCCGTCACGCGGCAGATTGTATTGCTTAACGGCCCGATCATAAGCGATCTCACTTATATGCAGAACGTCCATGATTTGTGATTTGTTCAAATCTAATTTGAGCAGGTAATTAACAGACCACGCGGTGCGGGTGACTACGATGTTGCGCTTGAGCGGCTGGCTCTTAATGTAATCCCGAGCCTTGGATGCAGACGCAAGGCGCCTGTCGATCTTTTCAATTGTATTCTTGCCGCCGCATTGCTTTTCGTTTCTTTTGGCGTTCAGTCTCATCAAGGCGCCCATCTCTGCCTCAGTGGGTTCCCGATTAAATGCGCGTTTAAATGACATGACGTTTATTTCAACGTCTACTACTTTGACCATTATATATTGTATCCTTTTTTTCTAAGGTCAGATGTGTATTGCTTCAGATCACGTTGGGCAATCTGAAGCTCGTTAACAATGCTCGGCCTCGCGTCCTGTCGATACCGTTCATCTTGCAAGCGATCCACTTGAGTGCGCAGGTATTGGAGTATGGCCTGATCGGCAGGGGATAAATCGCTCACCACCACCCCCACACAATGCCTGCGATCCATGCGTTTGCAGCGACAAACGCGCTGATGATAATTACATAGTCTTCCCAATCAGCTTTCATCTGTCATCTCCTTCAGTAACTGCTCAAAGTTTTTGCGGGTTGCAATTGAGGTTTGCAGCATGGCTGCTTCCATTCCTATTTCGGCGCTGGCCGATGATGATCGAACACCCTCTCCATAGTATTTTTTCAGTTCGTCAATGACCTTTAATTTATTGTCAATGAAACTGGTCTCCTTGGCAATTGCGGATTTGATTTCGTCTATTGTCATGTGGTTCTCCTCTTGCTGTAAGATTAGATTAAATGCTTGCTAGCAACTTTGCAATACCTTTGCTAGCAAAAAATTACACTTGATAAAAATAATTGCTAGCATTATGTATAGTGAACGACTAGCAACCCTGGGGGAACTATGAAACAGAAGAAAGAGCAGTGGAACCACCGCATCAAGTGTGAGCTTGCTGACGGCATGCGCGTTCTACAAACCAATCGGGCAAAGATGGATGGGCAAGACCCAACCCTGCGCGATCTAACTGAAGAAGCAATCTTCTTCTTTCTTAACTTTAACGGCATCAAGATCCGAGATCAGGTATGACAGTCTTTGTCGGCATAGACCCAGGCTTCACTGGTGCGATTGCATTCTACTGGCCTGACAGCAACAGCGTCGAGGTGCATGACATGCCGGTCTATAAAAACATCAAAGGCAAGACAGAGCTGAACCTGTATGAGCTGCACGAAATCCTAAAGCCAGAAGGTGATGAGCCGCACCACGTTATATTAGAGCAGGTCAGTGCCGTCAGAGGCAACGGTGTCAGTAGCATGTTTAGATTCGGCCAAGCCTACGGCGCCACGCAGATGGCTATCGCAGCGCACAAGCTGCCAATGTCATTGGTAACGCCGTCTAAGTGGAAGTCATGCCTTGGTCTTAACAAAGACAAAGGCCTCAGCAGATCACTTGCCAGTCAGAGATGGCCGGCGCAGGCTGACCTGTTTAAACGTGTCAAAGACGATGGCAGAAGTGAGGCCTGCCTCTTGGCCCTATATGGAAAGCTTGCTTTATAGGAGGATTAAATGGATTACGACATTTTAATAGACGGCGAAGGTGAGCAGTGGAGAGTTGATCGTTTAATGAGAACATATATGCGCATTGATCCTGAAATATGCAACAAACACAGGATCAAAGCACTTTCGGATCATGAGGGTTGTTTAAGAGTCTATCTTAACACAAAAGATTTGCAAATTCTCTCTTTGGTGCAAAGTTCTTGGAAGGAAGAAAGTGAAAGCATGATTGAATTTTACTGTTGCAAAATAAAATTTTGTGAGGTCGCATGAACGGTTTTGAAAAGCACGGCATCAAGCACCTGTCAGCATCATCAATAAACCTCTGGGCCAACGCTCCAGACGTTTGGGTTGCGGCATACTTGTTTAAGAAGCGCACACCTATGGGCGCCGCTGCAATGCGTGGCATCTGCACAGAGGATGCCGTTGCCAACACATTGACCGGCAAGCTGCACAAATCCGGCGCGCTGGATCAGGCATTGGAGAAATTTGACAGCATGTTCTTCATGGCTGACGAAAAGATTACCAAAGAGCGCGCCATGATTGAGCCGTGCATGGAGCTGGCGCTGCAAGAGCTTGAGCATTACGGCAAGCCTGAGTTTCCTGAAGAGGGCCAGATTAAGGTTAGCATCACCGCCAAGACAGATGACTTTGAGATCCCTGTGATCGGATACCTTGACTTTGTGTTCCCCGATCACGGCGTGGTGGTGGATCTAAAAACAACAGGGCGCATCCCAAGCACGATGACGCCAGAGCATCAACTGCAACGGGCAATCTATCAGAAAGCCCGAGGCAACCAGGTGGTCAAGTTTCTTTATGTGTCATCAAAGAAAACCAACATGCTTGAAGACGGCGATCCGACAGAGATCCTTGGCAAGGCTAAGAAGCAGATCGCTCGGCTAGAAAAGTTCCTGCGCTCAGGCAGCGCAGAAGATATTAGAGAGGTCATACCCGTCAACCCTAACACGTTCTATTGGAACGGGGCAGAAGATCTGCGGGAAGAAATGTATGGCATCTAATCCCCGCGCAGGGTCAAGCGCACAACAACTCCAACAATCAAACAACGTAAAGGACACAAAATGTTTGAAATAGATCTAGGGGCATCAGGCTCCGATGTTAACACCTTCCTGCAATGGTCAGCTCGCGGCACACAGGATGGCTCCGTCAGAGCCAAGCAGTTCTACACCCGTGACGGTGGAGCGAAGGTTGAGTTTGAAGCTGCAAGCACAACTGGGTTTATTCTTGACTTGCAAAGCCTCAAGACAGGTTGGCAGAGGTCAGAAGGTATGGCAGGCGTAGCGCCTGAATGGAAGTGGAACCCGACAGTCAACCAAATGATGGACAAGCCTGGAGATGACTACAAGAAAGGCTTTTCGGTCAAGTGTGCTATCGGTGGCGGACAGGTTGCAATTTGGGAGCAGGCAGGCGCCGGCGTTTGGGATGCTCTTACAAGCCTTGCGCCAGAGCTTTCTAAAATTCCAGAAGGCAAAGCAGTAAAGCTCAAACTTATTGATGCGAAAACTGTTAAGTATACTAAAGGCGGTACATGCGTACCAATTTTTGAGGTCAGTGCTGTAGACAAACCAGACAGCCTGAAAGAAGGTGTCGCCGCAGGAATAGCAGTCGAAGAAGCTGCACCCGCACCGGCCCCAGCCCCCGCACCAGCTCCGGCTGACGCAGAGTTTTAAATGAAAAAAGCCCAGCGGTCATAGCCGCTGGGCAGTTCAGGGGAGGAATCAATGAAAATGGAAGTGGAAGAACAAATGGAA